TGGCTAACACCCATCGCTCCTGCAAGGTGACTGGCGAACGAATCGACAGTGACTGCTATTTTAGCATGTTGCATTACCCAAGCCTCTTCCCGATATGTCAATGCTCCACAAAAATCAATACCAGCTCCTGCGGGATAGTCTTTTTCTCCACCAATTTGGATTGTGAGGTATCCCTTCTTTTCCATCGCAGCGCAAACATCCGCCATGTATTTGTACGTTCTGAACTCAGGATCTCCACCGGTTGTATGGACTATACAAATTGGATCATTGTAACATATTCGACCCTCTTCAGATTCAAACCATTTATGGACATGGTCAACAACACCGTTTTTCATAAGTGTTTCAGAATAGGTCCCTTCCGGTTCTTCCGGAACAATTCCGAATCCGCCATTCGGCACGTCCAGAATCTTCCAGTAGAAATCACTCAATAATGAATTCGAGTTCCTGCCCCAATGCCCTGGAAGTATCCGCTCTCCATGGGGATTATAAACAATACGATAATGCCCTTGAAGTTTTGACTCATCCCAGTCAATGATTTCATCGATAAAAGGATTGCCTTCCACAATGTCCCAGTATTTCTTCTGGGTCATGTATACCAGTTTCAAGCCCGGGTGACGTTCTTTTAATCCCTTAAGGCATTTGGTCGTCATTAAAATATCGCCGGCAGATGAATGTTGAGCAAAAAGAACGCTATTTTTAGACTCAACCTTTTCAGTTTCTGCAGTTTTAATATCCACTTCAACCATGCCAAGTAAATCGTTAATGTTTGATTTTCGCTTTGACCACTCAACAATCTTCTTCTGGCCGGATTCGCCCATTCTCTTGCGTAAATCAGCATCAAGAGCAACCTTCTTCATCGCTTGGTAGATGTCTTCAACTGAACATGAAAGCGTGGGAATGAACGAGCTTCCAGTGGCTGTCATTGATGGTAATCCAGATTCCTGAAGGCATGAGACGCCAATGTTCTCGGTTCCATCAAGCAGCTCAATATGTGACGTTGAATGAGAACAGATAACCGGTAAGCTACAATACATTGCCTCGATAACTGTCCAGCTAAGGCCTTCCTGCATCGAACAATTAACCAGACAATCCAAGGCGTTCATGACATCTGCAATCTGGGAATCAGTAAACCAATCACCAGGCTTCTTAATCATCAAACCGCATTTTCCACTCAACTCAGAATCAATCGCTATCTGGGTAAGATTATGTACGCCCGTTTCTGCTTCATCGGTATGCATGTATAATCTGATATCCAAATGGTCGACTTCCGGATCTTTCTTTAATTTACCGAACGCCTGAACAAGTTTCTGAGGATCTTTTCTGAACTGGTTTGGCCCAAAAAATCCAAAGACAATGGAGTCTGTTTCAATCCCGGGGAAATACTTTTTGCGCGTGTCTTCTTTCTTTTCCGCAGACGCTTGAGAAAAGCTATGCGGAGAAGGAATGTCCGGTCTGAAATATCGGAGGGCTGGAACATGCTCTTTTAATAGTTCATATCCAAACTCAGAATATACGCAAGGGAAATCTGCAGCGTTGAACAAGCTAAGCCAGTCTTCACGAATTTTCTGCTGATCGTATGGGAAGAGGCCTCCCCAAACCATCCCAGTCTTGGCTCTTATTTCTGCAAGGTGTTTATAAATTCCAGCATATTGCCAGATGTCTACGCCGACGAATAAAACGATATCAATATTTTTCCGGGAAAGAATTTCAAGTAAACGCCGGTTTCCTTTAGGTTCTTCATATCCAGCTGATCCATGAACCAAAGAGCTGACCATAGGGAAAGGAACAGGGTGGGCAAGTATCGCCAACGGATCAAAACCAACGTCATCGATACTGAACACATGTACGCAATACTCCTTAAAGTCGATCTGCTTAAGGACAAAGCGCAGCATCTTTGCATTACCAGTTGTGGAATAAGGGTTCTCACCCACAAGCAAGATATTCTTCATAGTTGCCTCACAATGATTGTATTAAATTATTTTTTTTGTTTTTTTTAAGATCGTCTCAGCCTCTTGCTGTGACGCTCATGCGAACCAAGCCTCTTGCCTGATTCGGTGTGTTATCTTTCTCGTGTGTCTTCGTGTAAAACAGCTACGTCGGTATTCTCAAAAATATGTCGCCTCACAACACCAACCGCATAATATTCACCAGACACAGGTGAATACCTGTCCTCTGTCTGAATCCCAACTCCTCCTGGGACGTATAAGAACAACCCCTTTTCCATGTAATCGCCATAATCTTCTTCAGTATGCCATTCATTGTCATATTGCGAATCCGTTAAAAGCCCATGGCAACTTGATCTTACCGGAGTGAACACATTCAAATAATGCTCTGACTCAGAAGCATCCGGATCTTCCACCCGGGCCGGCCTTGACAATTCCCCGGATACATTACACCGATAAAGGACATTGTCGTGTTCAATAATTGCATTTTGAAAGATCACTGGGGACTTTGTCATTACAACATGTTTATGCCCAGTAGCATCAAACTCAACCACATCCCCAGCCTCTGCTAAGGAATCATACGGGAACGTAGTCTCAAGAAAAAATTCCCGGTGAAACGGGTTGGACGTCCGGATGTTAACATCATAATCAATGTACTCGGTGGCGACGGACTCCCCTGAACCAGCTGCATAAACATATATTTTTGCGCTGGTCTTTACTAACGACTCTTTTATTTTATCGCTAAGGGACGCCATTATTAATCAGTATCATCCGGAGAAGGATTAATCGTCGGAGAGTTCGACGTCTCATACGTCGTATCTTTACCGACTTTATCATATTGGAATCCAGGACCTATGTACGTCCCAAACAATTCATATCCGTTGATATTAGAATCGCTTAATGTCGGGAACGCATCCGGGAACTCTGCCTTTGCTCTTTCAAAGGCAGTATCCATATCCTTGTAAATCTGCGTCAGATGCTTGAATGGTTGTTCAAGGGCGTACGTCTTTACCTTGAACTCCATTGCCTGACCGGTCGCCAACATAAAAAATAAATGACGCTTTGCCCGTTCTTTCACCCAATACACTTTAAAGTTATCCGTCAGAGGGAGACTCCATGTTTCCCACTGGGCGGCATTCAGTGCATTCTCGTAATCGTCTTCTACGAGGTCGTCGTCCAAATCCTTCATTTCTGAAACGATGATGTCTTCAAGCTCGGCAGCGGTCGTCATTATTTCTTACCTTTTTGAGATCCTTTGTCGGCATCTTCCCCGGCATTGAGTCTGTCGGCTTCAGCCTGCATATCAGCAAGGCGTTTAGTCTCTGCATCATCACCCGGCGGATCTTCCCCCCGGGCATACGTCACCTTAAAAAACTGCGGGTGCGTCTTCACCATCGGAAGAATGTCTCTCTTGAACTCTGGAGTGAAGGGAGGTCGGTAAGCCTTCCTTGCCGGGTAGCTTACCTTCCCCCCTCCAAGTAATGTTTTTTCCATAATAATTTTTTCAATAATAGACATATTGATTGTTTCCCCTTACTTCGTTGGCATCAACTCAACAACCAGGCACGGTGCTTTGATTTCCGTGGTCGGTGAAGATGTGCGGGTTAATTCAAAGTTATATGTCAGAACATCACCGGCGTTGAAACTTTTTGCTGTATCCAGCAAAACTGCTTCAGTGATTCCGGTATCTGCCGCTGACCCGAGTGTTGTTTTCTGCTGGCTGGTCTCGCCACTGACATGCGCAATTTTCGGCTTTGTCGTCAGGCAAGTCGTACCATTAATAAAAACATCGGCTTCAATCGCCAATGTATTGGAACTGTCTTTCCCGGACGCTGCGACAGAAAGCCATACCTTGTTTATGGCGCCATCAAAATCAACAGCCGCCAAAGTATATCCTGTCTTCTGTGTAATTATTTCACCAGAAACATTCGCCTGCATAGAAAATGCCTGCAAATCAGCCATAACCCGTTTTGTGTTAACTTGCGGTCTGGGCCTGTACTTTCCGTTACTCATAAGATCACCTCCTTGGTAGATCTATCTTTGGCCCAAAATTAAGGTTTGACTTTCAGAATGTAAACCGCGCCCGTTGTATACAGAACCGGCAGGCACTTATCCTGGACTCTTAACCAGATTCCTTCAGGATCTTTACGATCCCAGATATCCGGGTACATACCGTATCTTGCCGGGATTCCATAAGGCGCTTCGATAACTTCCGCAATCGGCTGGCTGTTAACCTTCTCAGCAAAGAAGACAATATAATCATCCGGAATAAACGGCCGGAACATGGTTACATAATCTTCGGTCGCTTTGTAGCTGGAAGAAGGTGCGGTATCGACTGTGACAGTCCCTGCATCTTCATCAACAGCTGAGATGGTTTCCTTCTCGGTAGTGCCCTCAGAAACATCTGTAAATGTCAATGTACCTCCTACCTCAAAATCAGCTGCATCATCAACGGAGATAATAACGGTGGAATCCTTCGTAACCACCGCCGTCAGATTGGCCCGAACCTCATACATTTCATCATAGACTTCATATGTGAGGTTTTTATGGAACAGATTTCCAATCACGCTCGGGTTGGCATTGATGAGTTCGTTTACGTTCCCGCTGAACAGATCGCCTTTACCGAAAGTGCTTTTTGACAACAGCGTCAAAATGTCGTTGTCAGCAGATATGTATTCCAGAACGCCTGAATTGCTCATAGCCCGAACAACCGTTGCCCCGCAAGCATCTCTTACCGCCCTGTTGCCTGTATTAAAATCAGCGAGGATGGTTTTGTCTGCGCCAGCGTCCCAGCTTTTCGCGGCCGTAACGGTGACCTGTTGAGCATCAGGGATTCCATAATCGATAGAGACGGTGGTGTTCCCGGTGGACTTATAAGTAAAGCCATTATTCACCATCATCTGAGCGATCATCCATTCACGCCGGCGCAATGTCATGTTGGCCATTTCAGCCTGCTCTTTGCCGAGTTTCTGTTCTGCCACCATTTTTTCGGCAGTGGTGCCGGGTTTTCTCAGGTTATTTAAAAATTCCTCATCGTAATACCGTTTTTCACCCATGAACGCGACTTTCGCCGTGTGCTGGGCAATCCCTCTGCCAGCCCCCATCGGTGTTTCCTGGCCTGGTCCTTTAAGAGCTACCATCCCACGACTACCAACATGGCTGTCCCATTTAATTTCATCAGTCTCCGACTTCCCGGTACCGAACATATTCACAAACCTTAAATCAGGATCGGCTGTAAACAGTTCATAGTACCCACGGATCGTCGAGAGTTTTAACAGGTCAATATCACTGTATCCTTGCATATCTGATTTCCCCCTATCTCTCTATAAGTTATTATTAAAGCTGCAGGTACTGGCCATCAACAGATGCGGAAATATCCGTTCTTGCGGCAGAATCTACATTGGTTAGCATGCCATTATACAGCTGTGCGTTTTTCTTAACAATCGCCCCCTGCGCTCCAGCAGCCGTGCTTCCAGTACCGGTCTGACGTGTCTGCTCAAGAATGCCTACGGCTGTATTTGCTCCCTCGCAACAAATATACGCAAACCGAGCAACGGTAAAGGCTGTGCCTCCAATATCCGTTGTAACGGTTATTAGCGCCATATGGGTGTAAGTTGTTCTGTCAATGGCGGTAATCGCACCAAGTTGCTCCAGCGTGGTTGTGTCGTCGTTGATATAAACATCATCACCGACGATGAACTTATAACTGTCGTCCATTGTGACATAGATAAGCTTTGTTGCGTTAGTCCCTTCTGCAACAAGATATGCACGGCCTGTGCCTATCTCCGCCCCGGTGACTGATGCTGGATCATAAGGAATCCATTTGCCGTCGTTGCCTGCTGCAGAACTGTTTTCTGCAATGGCGGTCCCGAGATCGACCTTCCCGTATCCCGCCTGAAGAGTACCCGGCCGCGACAACGCAATGTTCGGATCGGACTTGAACATCCGTTTGTAGTCGGTTTGAACCCCCCTCGTAATATTCGGAGTATCACCACTCATTTGCTTCTCCCCCTTTTTAAAATTTTAATTTAATTTAAAAAACCCAGACTTAATTAAGCCTCAATCGGTTTGAGGCCACCGGCCACTCGAAGTTTATTAACCGCCGCCAGAGTGTCTGCCTTGCTGATTTCGTCGGAAGAACCTCCGTCTCCGCCGGACCCCATGCCTTTAACTTTATCGGCATCTTCTTGGGCGAATTTGGCTTCCCAGTCTTTAACTTCTTCCGTTACCGCAGTCGTGTAAGCTTCAACATCAAGCTCACCGTCTTCCTTCAGGAATTTGGTGTAACTTACTTCAACTTTGGAATGCAGACTTTCCGGAACAGTACAATCCTTATGGGACAGGGCAGTGGCCATAATCCCCTTGGCTTTTGACTCAATTGCCTGTACCGTCCGAATCGATTCCAGTTTATCATGCTCTTTAATCTTTTCCGTCTGGGTTGTAATTAATTTCCCCTGCTCTTCCACGAGCGTTGTAAGGCTGTCAACCTTGTCTGACAACTCATCGTTTGGAGCTGCTTCCTGCCCGGGTTTCTTATTGGATGCCTCTGCTTCGGTTTTCGCCTCAGCTAAGAGCAAATTATAAGCCTCCAGGTTTTCAGTTTTTAATTCGTTAATATCCATTTTACTTTCCACCCCCTTGCCTTTTTTCTTGCTTGTTAATAAAAA